GCCGTAGGGGCCGACCTGGCCCGCCGAATAGCTGTGGAGCCCCACCTCGAAAGTGCAGCCTTGGGTCACCACCATCTACATCGCCCGCTTCCGGTACCTGTTGAGTACGAACATCTCGGCCAGCGTCCAGCCGGTGAAGAACGACCGCTGATCCAGCACGTACGGGCCGGCCGTCAGAGACTGGCTGGTCTGTTTCGGGTTGGAGATGAACCGTGCCGCCGCGAGGTAGATGACGGCGGCGACTTCCTCGCAGGGTTCGCCGGTGTCGTCGAAGCCGCGACCCCGCGTGTACGCCCGGGCCATCGCGCTGATGAGGGGGACGGTCAACTCGCTGTCCCCCCCGTCAGCGACGAGGGCATCGACGGTGGTGGCCTCGACTTCGGGCATCAGCTGCCGCCGACAGTCAGCACGATGACCCCCTCGGGGTGCAGCAGACCCAAGTCATAGCGGGTGACGACGCGGATGGCCTGCTCGTCGAACTCGGCGTAGCGCTCCGACAGCAGGGTGACCGAGGGTGCGAGGTCGCGGGCGATCGCCACCATCGACGTGTCCAGCAGGATCGCGGTGCCCACGGGCAGCTTGTTCGTCGGGGTCACACCGATACCGAACAGCCGGTACGTCGGCCCCGAGGTCACGTCGGACTCGAGGAGATACTTGCTCGAGTCGGTCGTCTCCTTCAGCTTGCGCAGCGCAATGAAGTCCTGGCCGTTGATGAACCACCGGTTCGGGGTCACCTCCGCCGCGGACGCGAGGGCGATCGCGTCGAGCAGGCTGTCGGCGTCGGTGACGTCGAGCGCACCGGTCTGCACATTCGCCTGGTGAATGATCCCGGTGATGCTGGCGTCCGCGCCGGTGCCGGTCAGCAGTGCGGTGTCCAGAGCATTCGAGACGTCGGTGACCAGGCGCGCCTTGAGGGTGGCGTCCAGACCGATCACGGACTGCCGCAGCAGCTCGTTGGTGAACCGGATCAGGCATTTCAGGCTGGTCCGGGTGGACGGCATCAGGGTGACCTCGCCGAAGTCCACGCCGGCCTCCGGGATCTCGACACCTTCGGCGACGAACCCGACACTGGCGCCGGAGGTGAGTTTCGGGATCCGCAGCGGGCTGGCGGTGTCGAAGATCCGCGGGCCCGAGGCCAGGACCACCGACGCGGCCTCGAGGGGCTGGACGAGGAGACTGGCTACTTGTTCTTGGAGGAGTTCGGGGTTCGCGGTAGTGGTTTCAGTGTTCGCCATGACAGGGTCCTTAAGGCGTAGGGGATTGGAATCAACCCGTGCCACCAGGACACCGAAGGGGCCGCCCACCAGGAGCGACCCCTTCAGCCTATCGTGGTTTCAGATGCCTAGGAACGCGAAGCTCTCCTGCGCCGCCTGCACCCCATCGGCAACCTCGACGACAGGGTAGATCTGGTAATCGGCGAAGTAGCCGAACTTGCTAGTGACACCGATCAGGTCGGCCGCGTTGTCGGTCTCCACCACCGTGAACGCTCCCCCGGCATCGCACCGGCTCAGAAACTCACGGATTGTCATGCCGGCAGGTGGCTGCCACTTGGCATACAAGTCCAAGAGTTCCTTCTGAGCCGCCTTATTTTCTGCTGCGGAGCCGTTCTTCAGGAAAGTCATCGATATCACGTACTTCATTGCTTCCTCCTAGCACTTGGCTGAACTAGTGGTCGTGGCGGATGCAGGAGCCGCGCCCGCACGGCTCAAAGCCTCCTCCCCGGCGAACTCGCTCACAATGATTTAGCCGACATTCGCGAAATTCGAGTAGTTGATTACTCGAAGGTGGCCGAGAGGCCGGAAGCCATGGTTATCGGGCTCGTTGCCTCAGCATCCCCGCGAGGTCGACCGGGCCGGCCGACGGCGTGGCTCCCTGCCCGATCTCCCCGACCGGCTTACGACTGGCCAGGTGAGGCTTCCGCTGGAGCAAGCTGTCGATCGCGCGCTCGAGCGCCTCCGGGTCCTGCAGGTACTCCTCGCTGTACGGCAGATCGGTCGGATCCGCCAGCCGGCCCGTCGCGCGCACCAGTTCGACGTGGAGCCGCTCGCCGAGCTCGTCAGCCCACCGGGACCGAACCCGGTACTTCGCGGCCTCGTCGCGCAGCTGCAGCACGTACTCCTTCGGGAACGATTCGGGCTCCTCGAGCGGATCAGCAGCAACAGGCTCCGCGGTGTGCACTTCCGGCTCGCTGGCCAGCGCACGCTGGCCAGCCTCAGCCTCGAGGTCACCGGCTTCTTGAATGTCGTTGTCGGGCATAGGATCTCCTTCGGTCATGACAACACCTTCACCTTATTGTTCAGCGAGGACGTCCCGCGGCCCACGCCCTTGATCACCGAGATCTCGTCCTCGGAATAGCCCAACTTCGCCAGGGCGTAGGCCTGCGGGAGTAGTCCGCACTGGAACAGCTTGACCACCGCATCAGCCTCTTGGGCAACGGATCTCGTCGCCGCGTCAGCCCACTGCACATGCGTAGCCACCTGCTCGGGATCCTGACCGGTGGCCACCGCGACCATCAGCTTGGCCACCTGCTCCCACGACCGTCCGAACGTGGCTTGCCGGGCCTCGGCGCGCGCCGTCAGGCTGGCCTCGGCGGCGCGCAGCGCGTCCGCGCTGGCCGGGTTATCGCTGAACACTCCGACGTAGTGCGCGGGAAGCGTCGACACGGCCATGATCTGGCCCAGGAGAACCCGCACCGAGGCCTCGTACCCGGCGAGGTCGGCGGCCTGCAGCTGCCCGAACTTCGCCTCCGCAGCCTCGGAGATCATCGCGCGCGAGCCCTCCGGGATCGGATTGACCTCAGTCGTCACCGGCTGACCGTCACGATCGAGCACCGGGGCGCCGGCGTCGTCGAGCACAGGTTCCTCGGTCAGCTCGGTACCCGTCGCCCAGCGGCGTGGGCGCCCAACGTACTCGGAGGTCACCATCTGGTCGACGAGCGACTTGTTCAGCGCGTCGCACAGCCCCATCAGGTCGTCGACCTCGGAGTGCCCGTAGTCATCGAGGATGCCGTCGCGGTTGCGGATGTTCACCACCGGAACCACGCCCAGCGGGTTGGGGATCTCCTCGACGACCTGGAACCCGTTGGTCGTTGCGCCCGTCGCATTGGACCGCAGCCGCACGATCCGGTCCGGGAGATACCAGACAGCCTCCGTCGTCGTCAGGGTCTCCCAGCGCTTCACCGCGGCGACGATGTTGCGGGTACCCGGGTCGGTTCGCACCGCGACTTGCTTGGCCGACTCGACCGTGACGTTCGGCCGGCCGGACCGATCGGCCCACACGATCACGAACGAGTCGCCCAGGAGCAAGGCCTCGCGGTGCGCGACACCCGACAGCTGATCCAGATCGCAGCGCAGCCAATCCGACCACACATCGGCACCGGTGAATCCGGTCACCCGCAACCGCTCGGCCAGCGCGGTGACGGCCAGCCGCGGAATGTTCGATGCCAGCCGGGCGAACCGATTACCCAGCGCGGCCTTCGCCTCCGGCGCCAGGAACGACAGCGGTTGTTCACCTCGGTAGTACAGATCGAGCGCGTGGTACCTCGCGGCGGGCCCGTCGAGCCGCTGCAGCAGCAGCTGTAGATCTGCGTTCATGTCCAACTCCTTGTTCGTTTCTTCGATTTCGAGACGTGCCAGGCGGCACGATCGAACGCGACGATCGCCGCGACCGCGGCGTCGATCTTCCGCGGCGAACCGCGCTTGTCCTTACTGACAAGATCACCCATCGGCGTGGACTTCGCGGTGCAGTGCGCGATATGCGCCGCCAGCCGCGAATCCCCATCGTGGGTAACAGTTTTCGTGACCACCGCCTGATACAGCCGATCCGTAGCCGGGGCCATGCGTTGCCCGTTGGCGGTGTTCCACTCCAGAACGCGGCGCTCCCCGTGGCGTTGGGCCCACTGCTCGATCTCGGAGCGCCACCCCCACGGATCGCAGGCGAGCTCGACGACGTCGTACCGCGCGAATGCGATGTCGACGGCGTTGGACACGTCCTCCCGCGGGACACGCCACCGCAGATCGCCCGGGTTCTCCCACAGGCCCTCGACCCACAGATGCCCGTCCAGGGTGCAGCCGACCAGCGCGGTGCTGTCACCGGAGGCGCTGCCGTCGAACGCCAAGACCACACGCTCCCGCGCGATCGCGCTATCGCGAACAGTCCGGCAGGCATCCCAGGCACCCCACGGCAGCCACGACTCGACGCCGGTCACCCACTGCCCGAGCCGCAGCTGCCGGAACACCGGCTCGCGGATCGTCTTCCACGCCGCCTCGAGGCCGTCCTCGGCCAGGAACGGGGCCCTGCACGCCAGCGCCGGGTTCCCAATCCGCCACGCCGCCCGATCGTCAACCAGGCAGCCCTCCGGGGCGGAGAACTCCCGGAAGTAGAACGCCGGGTCCTCGCTGGCCCGGCCGTGCTCGACGAGCCGCCACATGATCGAGTCGGCCGACGCGGCCGGCGTGCTGATCGCCAACGTCAAAGATTCCGGGCGCTTACCGGAGACGCTCGTTACGGCCTCCCAGACGGCCTCTGTGACGACGTGGAGCTCGTCGACGATGAGCAGGGACGGATCATGCCCGTGCAGCGCCCCGGGCTCCGCTGGCAGCGGCAGCAGCACCGCGTCGTTCTCCGGCAGATACAGCCGGTCGGCGTACACCTGGACCCGCTCGGCGAGCGCCGGGTTGAGCTCGATCATGCGTTTGGCGTAGCGCAGCACGATGTTCGCCTGGCGTTGGTCGGATGCGACCACCAGGACCTCGGCCGAGGGCGCGCCGACGAACAGCTCGGCCAGGCCCAGGGCTGCCGCGAGCATGGTCTTGCCGTTCGCTCTCGGGATCGACACCAACGCGGTCCGCACACCGGGGGCGAACGCGCCCGTGATGATCTCCAGCTGGAACGGCCGCAGCTGGAATCGGGTCCCAGCGCCCGAACCGCGCGGCGTCACCAGAAACTCGCGGATGAACTTCGCGCGGCGCCGCGCGCGATCGCGCGGCCAGCCCGTGAAATCGAGCGGATCCGCGGTGATCGTGCCCTTCGCGCCCGACTTCACGGCTGATTCGCAATCTCGAGCCAGACATCTGCGTGACACGGCTCGTCGAGCTTGCACCAGCACATCAGAACCTTGCCCCGGAGTTCCTGACGCGCGGCGTCGACCAGCTCGGGATGCCGCACCAGATAGGCCCGGAACAACACCACGGCCTTGGCATTGGTGGCCGCATCGACACCGACCTTGAACGGATTACCCCATCGGGTGCCCCGAACCACCGACACGGCACCGGGTGGCTTACGCCAGCCGCTTGTCCGACTCTGTTTGACCCGGCCGGGACTCATTTCGCGGTCTCACTCTCAAATTTTGCGTGACAAAGGGCTCCGAGACGTGGCTGACCGGGGGCTATCCCCCTGGCTTGTCCGCGGTCGCGATTGCACCGACCGCACACGACGGCGATGTCCTGCAGGCGGATGGCCTTGCCTGCTGCCTTGCGGGCCCATGCCTCGGGTGTGTGGTCTGCCTGGAGATCGTCGGTTGCACCGCAGTCGAGGCAGAACGGCTGCATCTTGCGCGCCCGTTTGGACAGCCGATCCCATGCCGAGTCGTACCCGAGGTCACGTGGTCGATGGGTGCAGGGTCGATGGTCAGGGCAGCGCGACTGCTCGGATGGCACGCCGCAGTCGATGCATGGTCTCAGTGTCATTGGTCCTCGCGCCTGTGCAGTTGGCTGTACTTGTCGAGGTCGATGACTTCGTCGGGGTGAGAGGCGAAGAACGCCAGGAACTCGCGGGTGACGTGGATGAGCACGTGCCCGTCGAGGGTCATGTAGCAGTCGATGTCGTCGCCCTGGAGGTGGATGTCGCCGTCGTAGTTCATGAGCGTGTCCGCTGCGGCCTCGATCGTCACGCCGGTCTGCTGTGCGAGGACGGCGGCGGCGAGGTGGGCCATGAGGTGGCGTTCGTCGTCGGTGAGGCGGCGGTGGATGGCTGCCGGCGTGTTGTTCATTCGTCGCTCGCTTCTCGCTGCGCGAGGGTGAGGACGGCCTGGGACATCGCCGCCTGCCCCAGTTGGGTGTAGATGACGGGCATGGTTGCGGCCATGACTTCGAGCAGTCCGACGATGAGGGTGCCGACGCGCGCCGCTTCGTTGGCTTCGCACAAGATCGCGTTGACGCCCTCGAGGTCGCCGCGGCTGTGGCTGACGATCAGCGCGGCGGCTCGTCGGCAGTCGCCAGCGGTGACTCCGGTGTTGCTCATGCGGGTCCTTCCTGGATCTCGAGGAGATCGTCGAGGTTGTTGCGCATGTAGTCGATCCACTGCGTGGGTTGGCCGTCGGTGGCGACAGTGGCGAAGTCGATGACGATGTCGGCGAGGGCTTCGACGAGGCCGAGAGGGTTGCAAATCTCGGCGAGCTCGGCGCGAGCTTCCCAGTCGCGGCGGGCGGTGGCGTACAGCCAGCCGATCGCGTCACGGTAGTCGTCGCTTGTGGTCATCGGTCGTATCCCGCCATGACGTTTGCGTGGATTTTGTGGCATTCGTCGCAGCGAGGTCTGCCGGCTGATGGTGGTCGGTCGCGGCAGTCGCGGCACAGACCGGTGCGGTAGTTGTCGTTGGCACGGGCCGCGGCACAGGTATCGGCACGGGTGCCGGAATCTTGGAATAACAATGGGGTTGCGCCTGTGCCACCTGTGCCATGACCGTTGACCTGCGTGTTTACCTCATCCGTGGGGATGGCGGCACATGTGCCGGGTTCATCTGGCACATGTGGCACAGGTGCTTCTGCATTGCACGCGCGTAGTCCGATCCGCTCGTAGCGTCGTTCACGGTCTCCGCCCACCCTCGGTTGGCTCGTCATCAGCCCGGGAACGACCGCGCGCAGGTTGCGCCCGAAGGTGGACTTCGCGCCGGCCTGGTGGCCGTTGTCCTCAGCCCAGGCCTTCCACGCCGCGTACAAAGCGTCACGGCCGACGCTTTCGCTGGGACCGCGCGCGCATCGGTCACGGACGAACGCTGACACCGGGGAGGCGAGGTCCATCATCAGGGCGGCGGCGTCCTCTGAGGAGCGGGGCACTGTGAACCTGCCGTTGCTGACCAGCCGGTCCAACCCTTCCAGCGCCCAGTTGAGGATGCCGCCCAACTCGGCGCGTAGACGCCCGTCGAGGGTGCGGTCCTCACGCCCCAGGAAGCTCTCGGTCATCTGCAAGATCAGCAGCCGGTTGGCGATGGCGCCCGAGCTGTCCTTGAACCTGGGCAGCTCGTTGGTCAGCACCACGAACCGGGTCGGCAGCTTCCCCGACCACGGCTCACGATATTTGCGGTCCACGGTCAGCATGTCCTCACCGGTGATCGACAACAGCCGTTCCACGACGGTGTGCGCGGGGGTGTCGCCGAGGCGGGCGTCGGAGATGATCGCCAACGGTTTACCCAACAGCGGCGACAACCCGAAGTTGGTGCCCAGGCTGGCCAGCGTCGGTCCGGTGACATGCCCGCGGCCGATCAGCTCGGTGAGCATCCGCGCGATCGTGCCCTTGCCCGATCGGGTCGGCCCGATCAGCAGCAACAGTTTCTGCATGTCGGTGCGCCCGGACAGTATGTAGCCGACGTATTCCTGCAGCAGCGCAACAGAATCGGGGTCTTTCGGCCACAACGAGGTGAGGAACTCGAACCACGCGACGGGTTCCGGCGCGTCCCGGTCGTAGGCGAACGGCACGGAAACGACGTTGAACAGCGCTGGGGTGTGCTCGTGGATTGTCCGGGTCGATAGGTCCAGTAGCCCGTTCTCGCATGAAATGACTTGTTCCGCACTGATTTCCGCAGCGCTATGTACACCGATCCACGAGGGGGGGTCGGCGCCGATCGACAGATGCGCGATCGCGGCGATCGCCTCGAGGACGTTGGCCACCTTGTGCTTGTCCGGGCACCACGGCCTGATCTCGTAGTCAACGGTGACACCCTTCTCTCTGATCGGGTGTTTGTAGTCGACTTCGCCTAGGGTGTCGTAGATTTCGCTGCGAAGGTGCGCGGCGTCTAGTTCAGACCAGTGCACCGTCTGCCACTGCATCCATCCGCCGCGCCACGCCAGCAGAGTCCGCAGCTTGTCGCCGCCGATGCGGTATCGGTTGTACAGCTTGCGGGCCACGTCCAGCGGAGCGGATGGCGGCGGGAACAGTGGCCGGCCGTCGGGTTCACAGATCGGAAGTACACTTCCGATTTCGTCGGGTTCGGGTGGGATCTCGTCGGTGAACTCCCGCCCGTTGCGCGGGGTATCGGCCGCGGGAAACCTCTCGCCGGCGGGACGTTGTGCCGTGGCTGCTTTGGCGCGGGCTTCGGCGTTGAGCCGCTCAGCGATCGCCTTGCCACGATCGACGTCGTTGTGGTTGATCATGCCGCCACCTCGCCGCGCAACTCGTTGACCAGAGCATGGTGGCCGGCCTGCCAGAGTTGCCTCAGCGTCGCGATGTCGAACCGCGGCGCCATACCCAGCTCGAGCAGATGCGCGGCCGCGATCGCGGCGGCCTCAACCTGTACCGGGCTCAACCGCGCGGGCCTCCACGGCTGCCACGGGTCGCGGTGACCGGACTCCAACTGTTCGCACCGGTATGACGCCAGCCGGCGCCGACGCAGCGCGTCCGCTGCGCACTGACGGGGTTGCGCGGTAATCTTGGCGGTGTTGGTGATAGGTGGTGTGGCAA